TTGTAGGAAAAGGCGAGGTAGTGGCATGACTGGGCTGGAATGGTGGGAGAGTGTTAGGCAGGCCGCGAAAGACATTGAAAGCGCTCGCAACAGGTTAAACGCCGTTAGAGAGCCTCTAAAGGCTTCAAGCGGCGCGGGAGCGAAAAATTCGACTTCTGACCCGACAGCGCGCGTAAGCATAGCGGAGATTAGCGCACAAGAGTTCCTAGAGGGTTTGTTGGACGAATTGGAGAGCGTCATTCTTGACGGTTACGCCGCATGCAACACAATCGGCGAAGCGCTTGGCCAAGACGCGGCCCTCGTGATGCAGCTGTACTTCGTCGAAGGTTACACGTGGGCGGAGACGGCCAAGAGGGCGCACGTTTCCATGCGTCAGGCGTTCAAGCTGCGCGAACGTTCTTTGGAGTTTACAAACACGGTGGGTATTGCTAAGCTGTGTATAAAGCAAGAAGAATATTCATAAATCGCGCATAATCTTGCAGTTATATTCATATTAAAACGTGCTATCTTGATACCGTAGGAATGTACGAAAGTTAACAAAGCGACTCGGGCGCTCTCAGAAATGAGGGCGCTTTTTTGTTAGCTCAATATTCATTTTTATGCATAAGTGGAGAGGTTTATACAAATGGGCGTATCGTCATCAAGCAAGAAAAAACTCGAAGACTATGAAGGCTTTGTTGAGAAGTTCAAGCCGAAGCTGACCACCGACGATTGCTTTACCCCCCCGCGGTGTATGACGCCGTGCTTGAGTGGGTGCGAGACAAGTATGATCTAGGCGACGCGCCAATCATCCGACCATTCCGCCCAGGCGGAGATTATCAGAGCGAGGAATATCCAGAGGGTTGCGTCGTTGTAGACAATCCGCCTTTCTCTATCCTGGCATCCATTCGTAGATGGTACACAGAGCGCGGCATCAAGTATTTTCTGTTTGCGCCGTCTCTCACCATCTTCATGCGCGACATAATTGATTGCGCAGTGTGTACGTTTGCAAACATTGAATACGCCAACGGTGCCAAGGTGCGCACCTCATTCGTTACGAACCTCGACACGCACAACGCGGCAATCACCACGCCGGAGCTGAAGGACATAATCGAGGAAGCGTGTAAGCAAGAAAACAAACAGCAACCGAAGCTCAACTATCCGAAGTGTGTCCTTATGGCCACGCGCTTAGGAAGACTATCCAGCAAAGGCGAAACGATAGAGATTCCCAAAACTGACACGTATTTCATCCGGCAGCTTGAAAGCCAGAAGCCACTGCGTAAGGCGATGTATGGTGCTGGCTTTCTTTTATCGAGTGACATGACGCGCAGATTAGCACGAGCAGAGGCACGAGCAGCGAAGCAAGTGGAAGAGTATTCATTCGACCTCTCCGAGCGTGAGTTGGAAATTATTAGGGAGCTAGATGGCAAGACTAAACAATCCGAACGCGGCGAAGAACCTGAAGCCTAACAGCGAGCGCACTAAAGCGGAGCTGAGCGCGATGGGTAAGAAGGCCGCCGCAAAGTCTAACGCGGTTCAGAAGCGCAGACGCGAGATTCGCGAGACCCTTCTAGATCTCTTGGCCATGCCGATGAAGCCTGGCAAGCTGTCCCAGGCGTCTACTATCGCGGGGCTCACGGGTAAGAACGTGACCGCCAGCGAAGCCATGGCGCTTGCCATGCTTGTCAAGGCACTTGAAGGAGATGTGCGCGCGGCTGAGTTCGTCCGCGATTCTTCCGGACAGAAGCCAGTGCAGCAGATGGAAGTATCTGCCAACGCTAAGGAAGCCAGCGCCGCGTTTAAGAGCTTGCTCGACGAGGTAGAGAGCGATGGAGACAAATAGAGCACTCGCGACGCTTATGACCAAGCATCCGGTTCGCCTGGCGCATGAGCTCGGCTATGACCTTCTGCGCGAAGGACTCCACGACAGATGGATCCATGAGATGGTGTTTGGAGCGGGTGATATGACGCTTCAGTCTCACCGTGGTTCATACAAGACGACCTGCGTCGAGGTGGCTCTGTGGTTGATATTGCTCACGCGTCCAGACTTGACTGTTGGCTTTCAGCGCAAAGGTGAGAATGACGTCGCTGAAGTACTCGCGGCGGTCAAACGCATGGTTGAGCACCCGCTCACCCAGGAGATTGCGCAGAGCATCTACGGCCAGCCACTGAAGCTGACCACGGCAAGCTCTACGGCAATCTCGACAAGCCTGGCGTGTAACGTCTCCGGGTCCCCTCAACTGACGGGCATCGGCATTGGCGGCTCGCTTACCGGTAAGCACTGGGACATCATCTTTACAGACGACATCGTCACGCTTCGTGACCGTGTGAGCCGCGCGGAGCGTGAGCGCACAAAGCAGATTTACCGCGAGCTTCAAAACGTCAAGAACCGCGGCGGACGCATCATCAACACGGGAACCCCGTGGCACAAAGACGATGCGTTCACCATCATGCCGACCGCTGAGAAGTGGCCATGGGATACTACAGGGCTCGTGAGTGTGGATGTGGCCACAGAACTGAAGGCGTCGATGACGCACTCACTCTTTGCGGCTAACTACGAACTCCGCCACGTGGCAGAGGAAGGCGTAGTTTTCGAGGGCGATTGTAAAACCTTCAAAGACGAGAGCCTTCTTTACGACGGCATCATGCATGTGGACGCGGCCTATGGCGGCTCAGACGGTACGGCAATCACGTGTATCAAGTGGGTGGACGACGAGGCATACGTCCACGGCGAGCTATACCGCGAGACGCACGTTGATAAGTGCATGGCGCGCATCTTAGAGCTACACCGCGAGCTGAGACTTGGCACGGTCTACATGGAGAAGAACGCAGATAAAGGTTACGTGGCCGACAAGCTCGACGGGTACGGGCTACCCGTTCACACGTATTCAGAGACCGCAAACAAGTTCATCAAGATTGCGACGTATGGCCGAGGTACATGGTCCAAGCTGTCCAGGCTTGAGAGTGTCCGTGAAGCCAGCGTTGATTATTGGAACGAAGTCATGGACTTCACCGAGGGAGCGGAGCACGATGACGCGCCTGATTCCCTCTCGTGCGCTATTCGCTTACACGATAACGCGCCGACCGTTCGACTATTTAGAGGAGGCATTTAGTGAGTGCTGACGTTAAGGGAGCAAACGCTTCCACGTTTGAGCCAAGGGGCGGCTACCGCCTACCAAAGGACACACAGATGACCGCAGAGCTTCTCGGCAAGCTTTTGGTGGACTACCGCGCAAAGCAGATTAACCGCTTGGCCAGCCTTCGCAAAGCATATGAGGGCGACCATGACATTCTGCACCAGAAGGAAAAGGCAGAATACAAGCCAGACAACAGGCTCGTGGCCAACTTCGCCAAGCAGATCGTGGACTCCATGGTCGGCTACTTCCTGGGCGTTCCCATTCGCACTACCGCCGACGATGAAGCGTTTGCGGAGTATCTGGATGTATGGAGTGCGGTCAATGACTCCGACGACCTAGACGCTGAGCTTTCCAAGCTGGCAGACATCTACGGCGCAGGCTACGAGCTTATGTGGCGCGACGAGGAAGCCTTCGCGCGTTCTTGCTCCGTGACACCGATGAATTGCTTCGTTGTCCGCGATGATACCGTAGAAAATGACATCATCTACGCGGTGCGCTTCTGGTTGGACGATAACTTGTTTGACAATGCACGCGACACACTGCGCGGAACGCTCTACGATTCCATGTTCGAGACGCCATTCGTGATGGATGGCTCGAAGGTCATCTTCGGTGAGCCTATCATTCATGGCTTTGACGATGTGCCTGTGGTTGAGTATGTAGACAATGAAGAGCGCCTCGGACTGTTTGAGGGCGTTATGTCACTCATTAACGCGTACAACAAGGCCATCTCCGAGAAGGCTAACGATGTCGAGTACTACGCCGACGCATATCTGAAGATTCTCGGCGCGCGCCTGGACGATGAGACACTGCAGAATCTGAGAGACTCGCGCATCATCAACCTGGACTCAAGGGACGCGGCAAACGTCACCGTTGAGTTTTTGTCTAAGCCTGACGCAGACGGCACGCAGGAGAATTTCATTGATCGTGTTGAGCGTCTTATCTTCGTTCTGTCGATGGTGTCAGACCTCTCAAGCGAGAAGTTCGATACCAGCTCCGGCATTGCTATCAAGTACCGCCTGCAGGCTATGAGCGATATCGCTGTCGTAAAGCAGAGGAAGTTCCGCCGTTCGCTCTCTAGACGCTGGAAGCTGCTTTGTAACTACGCAGGAAACACACGCTTAGACGCTAAAGCATGGACGACCGTCCGCGCCACCTTCACGCGCAACCTGCCATCGAATTTGCTCGAAGAGTCTCAGATTGCGGGCAACCTCTCCGGTATTACCTCCGAGGAGACGCAGCTGTCTATCCTGTCGTGCGTTGATTCGCCACAGGCTGAGATGCAGCGCATGGCTGACGAACGCGCCGAGCAGGCCGCGCAGATGGTCCCAGACCGCACAGACGAAAACAATAAGTAAGGAGCAACATGGACTCGTATTGGCACAGTCGCCAAACACTTGCTGACGCAGCGATGGAGAAAGACGAACGCGCTCTGTCGGTACGCGTCCATAACGCCTACGAGAGTGAGCTCCGCCGCCTGAATCGCTAGATTTCGGAGTATTATCAGCGTTACGGCGAGAATGGCGTCCTGGAGTATCGCCGCCTTATGGAGACGATGGATGCTAAAGACCGCGAGCTTCTTATTCGTGACTGCGACGAGTTTTTGCGCCAGCACCCGGATATGCAGTCCATTGTGGATGTGCGTAAGAGTATCTACCAACTGAACAGGCTCGAAGGCTTACAGGCGTCTGCACGCTTGCACCTCTACCAGGCCACAGGAGACGTGGTTCAGCGTATCGACAACCACATCATGCGCCAGTCTTTACGTGGTGCAAACACAGCGGCCGAGGCCATGGGATTTGGTCGGTCGTTCTACAGTATGGACTCTGACGCGGTTCGTCGATTTGTCGATACCGTGTGGACGGGTAACACGTCATACTCACAGCGCATCTGGGACAACACGGAGACCCTCGCGTCTTACGTGGCGCAGGACATGTCGAAGGCACTCGCGCGAGGGGACTCGTACCAGCGAATCGCGAAGGCTCTTGAGAAACGTTTTGTGGACGTTCCGCAGTCATCGCTCATGCGCCTGGTTTACACCGAGGGAACCTACGTTTCACGCATGGCGCAGGTTGAGGAGTTGAAGCGTGAAGGCTTCGACTCCTACACCATCGAGGTGGTGCATGACGAGCGCGCCTGTGAAGAGTGCGAAGGCGTGAATGGATCTACGTTTAGGTTCGAGGATATGCAAGTTGGCGTGAACTTCCCGCCGCTCCATCCATATTGCCGTTGCCAGATTGCGCCCGCTGTGGACGATTGGGACGCATGGCAACAGAAGCAGGAGGAACTTGGCCAAAGGCAGGCGGAGAAAACACTTGAGAGAATCTCTGACGCTAGAGGAGCGGTCAGCGGTGCTTTATATAGTGATGAAGAAGGCAACCATGACCGCATGGAGAAACATGCAATTAGATATTACGATGCCGTTCGTAGTAGGGATAGAACTGAAGAAATAACGAAAGTAACTAATAATTCAGGTGTTAGTAGAGATGTAGTTGAAGACGCATATCAACATATCTTCTATGACATACATCTAAATGAAGATGATGAATTAGTTAGGTTTGCCCCTGATTATGATATGGCGGTATCTTGGCAACGTTTGAGCAATAATGACAATATCCAAGAAATGGATATTGTTATGTTGTATCATGAATCAACAGAGAAACATTTAATGGATAATGGAATGCCATATTTGGAAGCTCACCGTATGACTGAAGAAAAATTCGGGTATGATTACGCGAGCATGGTTAAAGAACTCAGGAAGCCTAAGAAAGGAGGTAGTCAATAATGCTGGAATATGAACTTCTTGGAATGGTTGATGGTGTTGCAACCTATCAATATTACCCAGATGGAGACAGAGAGAATCCCGGCATGGTTCGTTTTGATTCTAATTTTAAGATGATTGATTACACTCCGTCTAAAGAAGATCCAGGCGCGTATTACGCGGCAAAACTTTTTCATTGGTTTGAGCGCAAAGGAAGATTCAAAGAAGCAGGCTTTATTGCTTGGGGTTAACCTTCATCAACCAACCAGCTTTCACGAGCCACCTTCGGGTGGCTTTTTTATTACCTCGCCAAGGAGGTGAGAATATGGCGCGAGTAGTGATCTACATGGCCGAGTGGTGCAGCATCTGTCGCGGGACTATCAAGAGGATAGTGCCGGCTTTATCTGAAGAAGATATCGAGTACGAGATTGTTGACGTGGATGGCTCACCGAGGTCAAGGGACGCGAAGAGCATCACTCACCTTCCGACGGTGTGCGTTGTGGATGCAGGGGAGCGCGAGCTTATGCGTTGCCGTGGATGTCCCACGGACGAGGTACTAGAGAAAATTGTTGAACTGTGTATTGAAAGCGACTAGACGGTCGCTTTTTTAATGCATCGACCAAGCTTTGATGTCGCTAAAAGCTAAGGAGAAAAGGCACGCCGACGCGCCTTGGAGCGCCGGGGATTAGGAGAAAAACAATGGGTGCAGAAACAAACGCAGCAACAACCACAGAGACCGCAGAGGAGACTAAGCAGGCTCAAGCTCCTGCAGTGGATGGCGAGGGCGCTAACAAGGACGCGACCACCACCACACAGACAGAGCTAAAGCAGGACGACAACAAGCAGCAGCCAAAGTACACGGACGCTGATGTTGACGAGATTGTCTCCAAGCGTCTCGCGAAGTGGGAAAAGCAGCAAGCCGCAAAGGTTGAGGAAGCTGCAAAGCTGGCCGAGATGAACGCTCAGCAAAAGGCAGAGTACGAACGTGACAAGGTCCAGAAGGAGCTTGACGAGTACAAGCGTCGCGACACTGTAAACGCGATGGTGGCTGAGTCTCGTCGTCAACTCTCTGAGCAAGGTATCGCGGTCAGCGATGACATTCTTGCGCGTTTAGTGGGTGAGACTGCAGAGGAAACAAAGGCGTCCGTTGACGCTTTCTCAACGGCTTTCACGGCGGCCGTAGAAGATGCCGTGAAGAAACAGCTCGCGGGCAAAGCTCCTGCGGCGGGTGTGGCCACTAAGACGATGACCAAAGAAGAGATCTTGGCCATCAAGGACCCAATCGCTCGCCAGGCAGCTATCCGCGACAACATCGGATTATTTATTTAACACTAAGAAAGGTGGCACATTATGCCAGCAGAAACCGGACTTACCGTAAAGACCGACATCGCTCCTGAGATTTCTATTGATTACGTCAACCGATTCTCCCAGGGCATCCAGGAGCTTCAGAAGGCTCTCGGTATTACCAACCTTATCCCAGTACCACAGGGCGGCACCATCAAGACCTATAAGTTCGTGAAGGACGTTAAGAATGGCGTAGTTGCCGAGGGTGACACCATTCCAGCGTCTAACATCAAGCGTCAGCTTGACCAGACCATTGAGCTTCCTCTTAAAAAGTATCGCCGTGTAACCTCTGCCGAAGCTATTCAGCTTCGCGGACGCGATCGTGCAATCAATGAAGCTGACGCTCAGCTTATTGGCACCATTCAGAGCGGCATCAGAAACGACCTGATTGCAAGCGTCTCCACCACTACAGCTGCAGCTAAGCAGGGCAAGACCCTTCAGGCGGCTATGGCCAACCTCTGGGCAACTCTGACCGCTAAGTTCGAGGGTTATGACGGATTCGATACTGACGCAGCTAACCCATTCGTCTTCTTCGTCAATCCTCTTGATGTGGCTGACTACCTCGGAACCGCAACCGTAACCACTCAGAACGCTGCAGGCATCACCTACCTCAAGGACTTCCTTGGCCTGGGTACCGCAATCACCTCTTCCGCGGTTAGGGCAGGTACTCTCTTTGGTACTGCAGCCATGAACCTTAACTTGGCATATATCCCAGCAAACGGTTCCGACCTTGCTTCCACCTTCGGCCTGACCTCCGACGCTACCGGCTTCGTTGGTATCACCCACAATATCAACACCAATAACGCAACCTGCGACACGCTTGTTATGTCTGGCGTAAAGATTTTCCCAGAGATTACCGACGGCGTTGTTAAGGCTGAGATTAGGGCTACCGCCTAATCCATGAGTAAGGAGGTGAGCGTATGAGCGTATTAGATCGTGTCAAGACGCGACTCGAAGCGGTCGAGGATAAGCCGAGCGATAAGTGGCTGGAAGAGGTCACACATACGCTCACGGACCGCATCTGTTTGCGCATTGGTGTATCCACGCTTCCCGCCACAGCCGAGTCCCTTGTGGTCGATGCGACCATTAAGGCGGTGAATCGCCGATTCGATGAAGGTATCACGCAGGAGGCGGAGGGACAGGGCGGAACCTTGTCCCTTCAGTTTGTGGACGACCTTCTCGCGGAGTATGCCGCGGAGCTTTCAGCCTTGGCTGAGATTGCTAGGGCGGACACTACCGCCGCTCTGCAGTTCCCAAAGGTGAGGTTCGTATGAAGTGGCGGATGTGTGAGTTGATTGAACTCGCGGATACCGACGCGCGCGACAAACTAGGCAATCGCGTACTCTCGCGCCGGGTGCTTACAACCACCCGGTCGAGGGTGTGTCCAGCATCGCTTGTGGAGACGGTAAACGAAGGCAACGACTATGCGGCGTGTGATTTGACGCTTATCACGACAGTTCCCGCCGAGCTTGCTCTTCGTGCGTCTCTTGTACGCTTTCCCGTGATTGATGCTGGCGACGTCTTCGAGGTTATCCATGTGAGCGACTTCGGACGCCGTCGCGTTCTGTCACTGAAGAAGCTAAAGGGTGATGCATATGCCTAGTGTTCGCCTGCAGTTTGACGATGGCGGACTTGGCGACGCACTGAAGGAGCTTGCAAACATCAAGCCTGAAGTTGTTATGAAGCGCACCGTGAATGAGATAGCCGAAGACCTACGCGCAACCACACCACGAGACACGGGCGAGTTGATTGGATCTATTCGTCAAAGCGTCAAAGGTGGCGAAGGAGAGATTGGCTATACAGGCGAATACGCGCCACACGTTGAGTATGGTCACCGTCAAAACGTTGGCCAGTACGTTCCGAAGATTGGGAAGCGTCTAAAGGCACCATTTGTGGAAGGCCAGCACTTCTTCGCTACGGAGATTAAGGCGGCGCGCGCTGTTCTGAAGAAGCGGTGCGGTGAGTATCTAAGGAGTAAGGGCTTATGAGGCAAGCACTAAAGCGACTCCCGCTCGACGATTTTGTCGCGGCGGTTGTGGCACGTGTCAAAGAAGGCACGGGCATTAAATGTGTGACCGACGCGAATAAAGAACCCTCTCCTCTTTATTCCGTCGGCGCACTCTCAGTTCGTCCGGACAAAACAAAAACAATGTGGCTGGACGTCTACACCATCGAGCTTCACGCAATCTCCAAGCCGTCCAAGACGCGCGAGGAGATATTCAAGATGGTGACAGCTTTAGAAGAAGCCATGAGCCAGCCAATTAGTTTGGCTTGTCCGTTTCAGGTCATCCGTCAAACGGATAACGGTCTAAACACAATCAAGCGAGACGAGACAGGAGAATGGCACGCGGTTGTGCCGTTTGAGGTGGTCGTCTCCTATGGTCTGATTATTAAGTAGAAAGGGGCATTACTATGCCAGATTCAACTGCATTCGATAGTGGTGCATATTGCGACGTCTCCGCCGGCGGCGTGAACGCTGTAAACGGCGCAGAGGTTCTTCTTGGCGTATTTAGTGCAGACGGTTCTAAGCTTCTCGCAATCGCTGGCGAGAAGTCTCACAAGGTATCGCTTTCCGCGGATACTACGAGCGTCTCCACGAAGTCTTCTCGCGGTGCTTGGAAGGTCAATCGCGCATCCACCCGTTCCTTCGAGGTTTCCGTTGATACGGTGGCCGTCAAGGACGCTGAGAGCGATAAACTATTCCGCCAGGCACTCGCCGACGGCACCATTCTGTGCGTCAAGGAGTTTTTGGACAACACCGACTTCACGCCAATCGGCGGCGGCGCTGTCATCGTCACCAAGTACGAGGCTGACTCGCCAACCGATGACGTGCGCACCGCGTCTGTATCTCTCACAGGCACAGGCAAGTGGACGTGGTTCGACATTGACGCAGCCGCCAAGGCTAAGGCAATTACCAAGCCAACAGGAAGATAAGCGTCCACAAACACAACTCACGGGGTAGCTTCGGCTGCCCCTTTTTTATTAGTTAAGGAGTAAGAAATGGCAGATTTTACCTTCGAGATTGACGGTACTACATACGAGCTTCTCTACGCGGAGAAGCGTGTTGAGATGGCTGAGAGTGCGATTGGTAACAAAAGTATTATTTCCGTGTTCACCGCTCAGCCAACTCTGCGCGAGACTAAGACTATCTTCGCGTATGGCATCCGCGAGAGTGGCCAGAGTGCATGGGTTAACCCAACGCAGGCCATTGAGCTTGCTGGAAAGTACCTGCAGGAGCACGGCTACGCTCAGATGATTGAAGCCGTAAGCGACTCACTCATGAAGGACTGCGGTTTTTTATTCCAGTAGATCTGGTGAGCCCGCGCTGGGTCAGACCATCCACAAGCACACAACAAGCCAACCAACCACAAGAAGCGCCACAGAAGCCGCTGACAGGCTATGAGCGTGACGCAATGTGGGCGTGGGCGGCTGTTCGCTTTGGATGGACGCCGGACGAGTTTGACAGGCTCACAACGGCTCAGATTGCCCTTCTTCAAGTGGCTGAGCATGACCGCGTCGCATATGACCAGATGCTTCTCAACGAAGCAATAGCCAACGCGCTCACCAATGGCTACAAGAAGAAGAGCGAAGAGCCTGAGCTTCTGTGGGTTGAAGCAAACAAACCTGACAGAAAGACCATGAGCGCGAAAGAAGCGCGCGACAAAATGGCCGCGCTCGAGAAGGCTCTATCGAATCAATAGAAATAAACATGAGAGGAGGTATATATGGCAAGTGACTATACACTCTCAGCGAAGTTCACCGTCAATGCTGATGGCTTTATTGACGGCGTAAATAAGGCGCAGTCTTCACTCAGTCAGATTCAGAACAAGGCGCAGGAAGTATCGCGCTCTATGGATCACAGCATGGGCGACGCATCTGGCAGCGTGCAGTCATCGTTTGCCGAGCTTAGGTCGCGTGCTCAGAACATCTTCAGCGGCATCGCGACAAGCGCGAGAAATGGACTGACCAACGCCTGGAACGCCGTGCGTACCAACACCCAACAAATCACAAGCTCGCTTATTGGTGTAGGCCAGGCGGGAATTGCTGCGGTCGCTGGTATGGCCATCCAGGGCGGCATCGACCGCGCGCTGAACATTGATAACGCACGGAAGAAGCTCGCTGGCTTTGGCCATGACGCCCAGGACATTGAGTCCATCATGGATTCAGCCACGCAATCAGTTCGTGGCACCGCGTTTGGTCTGGGTGATGCTGCAACAGCCGCGGCAACGCTTTCTGCAGCTGGCATTAAGTCCGGCGAGGATATGACCAACACGCTGAAGTCTGTCGCGAATGTTGCGGCGGCATCTGGTCGAGCGTTCAACGATATCGGCGTTATCTTCAGCTCCGTCGCATCGCGTGGCAAGCTGATGGGCGACGACATGCTGCAGCTTTCAAGCTCCGGCGTGCCGGTTCTGCAGCTTCTGGGTGAGTACCTTGGCAAGACGTCCAAGGAAGTCTCCGACATGGTCTCCAAGGGTCAGATTGACTTCCATACATTCTCAGAAGCTATGCGCATCGGTCTAGGCGAAGCGGCTCTGTCATCTGGTAACACACTGGCCGGCTCGTTCGCTAACGTTCGCGCCGCTCTGTCGCGTCTGACCGCTCCAATCTTCACACAAGCTATTCAAGTGTTGGTTGATGCGTTCAAGCAAGCGGCACCGGCTATTGACGCCATGGGCAAGCAGCTCGGTAATATTCCGACGTTCGTGGCTCCTATCGCCGCGGCTTTCTCGGCCATGGCTCTCAGTGGTCTTGCTCCGGTTATTGCCAATATCCCAGTGCTTGGCGCTATGCTTGGCCCTTTGTCCGGCTTGCTTAGCGCGCTAGGTGGTCCCGTTGGAATCGCCATTGCTGCGTTTGCTGGCTTGGTTGCGGTGTCTCCACCACTACAAGAGGCGCTTGGCAATCTTATGGGCGCACTCGGTGAGCTTGGTAACGCGCTGGGTCCAATCTTCGGCGCGGCGATTGATGCCATCGTTCCAGTGCTGAACTCAATCGTTGAGGTGTTGGGTGGAGCGTTTGCGGTCGTTGTTAACGGCGCAGCGGATCTAATCAAGCAACTGGCGGATGCAATCACGAATCTATCCACTGGCGGAGGATTTGACGCGTGGCTTCAGTCCATGCAACCAGTAGCCGACTTTGTCATGAGTATCCTGCAGCCTGCACTTGACGGACTAAGCACAGGCGCGGGTCTTATCGTTGAAGCGTTCAGCGGATTTGGTGAAGCTGTCGGCGGAGCGTTTGAAACTCTATCGCCATACATTGAAACGGCACGAGACGCCATTTCTCAGTTCGCTGCAGCGGCTCAGCCACTTGTTGACACGGTACTGCAGAACTTGGGCGTGGCGTTTACTACAGTGGCCACAATCGTGTCCGTGGTGTTCGGTGCGGCATTTGAGGTTGTCGGCGGTATCGTCATGGCGGTTATGGGAACAATCTCCGGCATCATTCAGACAACAGTCGGCGTGATTCAGACGGTCATCGGCGTGTTTGTTGGCATCTTTACGGGCAACTGGCAGATGGCCGCCAATGGCGCGCAGACAGTGTTCCAGGGCATGAGTACAACTGTCACGAGCATCGTGAACGGTCTCTCGTCTGCTCTGTCTGGCATTGTCAACGGTATCTCTGGAACATTCCAGGCAGTGTTTAACGGTATCTCTACCACAGTGGGCAACGTCTTCCACGGCATCTCGAGCACGATTGGCAACGTCATGGGCGACGCCAAGAACACCGTATCCGGTGCCCTGGACGCCATTAGTGGATTCTTCCGCGGACTTCATCTGGAGTTCCCAAAGATTAAGCTTCCGCACTTCAGTATCTCCGGCACTTTCTCGCTCGCGCCACCATCAGTCCCAAGCCTGGGCATTGAGTGGTACGCCGACGGCGGTGTTCTGATGAACCCGACCATGTTCGGCATGAATGGAAACAAAGCCATGATTGGCGGAGAAGCAGGACCTGAAGCGGTCGCGCCAATTAGCACACTCACAGGCTACATCAGTGACGCGGTGAACAATTCTAAGAGTGACGACGAGCTGATTAGCGAGATTGCTGGACTGCGTGAAGATGTGCGCAATATGCGCGTTGTGATGGATGGCCAGACGGTTGGTTCAATCGTCTCGCCGTATGTGGATTCAAACCTCGGCGAATATAAGGTGGTGGCAAACAGATGACGGAACTAACAGACACGTATGAAGTTGTGGTTGATGGAGTGCCGCTTTGCGCCACCTACCGCCTAGCGGTCACGAACTACACGGACAAGCCGCCAACCACCAGAACGTCTACGGTGTCTATTCCTGGACGCGATGGCGTGCTGGACTTGTCTGAGTGGCTGACAGGCGCTCCGGTGTTCGACAAGCGAACAATCACCATCACGCTCTCACCGCTCGACACGCACGACTGGGCAAGCGTTGAGACGACGCTGACCGCACTGCGTAATATGCTCCACGGTAGGCGCCTAGATTTCACGCTGTCCTGGGACGAGGGTTATACGTACACAGGACGCTTCGAGGTCACCTCTCAGACGCTCTACGACGAGACGGCGGCCATCAAGCTAACAATCACTGCAGATCCATACAAGTCGCGCGGCGTCATGCACTACGAGCTCGACGGTGAGCTTGGCAAGACCTACATCATCGACGGACCCGCGCATGCGGTGGTTCCGACCATCACATGCCGGGCGCGTGCACTGGTCAACATCAACGGGCGAACCGTTGACCTTCAGCCAGGTGTGTGGATAAACCGTGACTTAGAGCTGCATAACGGAAAGAACCGCGTAACCGTGAACACCACGCCGGACTACGGAACGGCAATCTGGCGCGATTATGCGGGGCTTACGTGGGAGAAGTTTGATGGCACAAGCCTGGCATACATTGGCCGCGCTGGAAAAAACAGGCTCAAGGGTCTGAAGTGGTCCAGCCTTGCCGGTAAGAAGTGGCAGGATATGCGCGGAACATGGCGCGAGCATGCGTATATCGATGACGCAGAGACGCACAACAACACAACAGTTACGCTCGACTTCGATTGGAAGGATATTTAATGAGTACAAAGACTCCAAGGCTGGGTCTCACGAAGCCTGACGTCACGGACGAGACTGTTCAGACTATTAAGGATCTGGCCAAGAACTTCGACCTTCTGGATGCAATGTATCCGGTGGGAATTATTATTCAGTTAACCAAGCCAACAGACCCATCTACCTTTCTTGGTGGTACATGGCAGCAACTGAACGGCGTGTTCCTCTTGGGTCAGTCGCAGAAGTTTCCCGCGGGCTCAACAGGTGGCGAGGATACTCACACGCTGACCATCAATGAGATGCCAAGTCACAGCCATGACACTAGCATGCATTATGGCACGGACAACGGTGGTGGAAGCCAGTGGACTGCTCGCTCGGCTGATACGTACACCAATTACCGCTTCCAAGTTGATGCGGTGGGTGGAGGTCAGCCACACAACAACATGCCACCATATCGCGCCGTTTATATGTGGGAGAGGGTGGCCTAAATGTATGTGCTGACTTATGCGGGAAACGTCATTCATGATCCGCGTGAGGAAGGCGTGCAGATTTCAGCCGGTAAGCTTGTAGAAGAGTCGGGGCAGTCTCCGACTCTTTCTTTTACCGTGCAACCAACACACCCACTCTGGCGCGCATTTAATCGTGAATCGGTCATGAACACCGAGCGCGAGATTGAGCTCACGGAACATGAAACACAGAAGATTCTCTTTCGTGGTCGAATCCGTAAAGTGTCGATGTCCATGAATGGATCTATTGATGTCACCTGCGAGGGCGCGATGGCATACCTCAACGACACCACCGTCCGTCCATATAAGACATACGACACCGACGAGATTGATTGCGAGATTAACGCCCCCGCTAAAGCAGGCGAGCTGTTCGAGTGGTTCGTCGAGCAACACAACTCGCGCGTGTCTAACCGATGCGAGAAGTTCAAGGTAGGCATTAACGCTGGCGTTAACTTTGGCGCGCTTCAGCGTGGCACAGGGACTCGTCCGACCACACTGAAGGAGATGCGCGAGAAGCTCACAAAACTCTGCGGTGGATATTTTCGTGTTCGCTATGTGGGCGAGGATAACTACCTCGACTGGTTGAACGCGGACGGTTCAAGCGAAGCCGCTCAGTCTGTAGAGCTTGGCCAAAACCTTCTGGATCTAAACACCGGCGCGGACGGTAAGGACATCTACACGGCCATCGTCCCTGTAGGAAAGACCGGCGAAGGTGAAGACGAGAAGGACGTAACCATCGACGATGAACACGCTTACGTTGGCGGTGGTTATGACATTGTTGGCGACGCGGTTGTCGATACTGCAATGGCCGAGCGTTACGGCG